TTGCAAACAATACAGATTTAATTTATCATTGCGAAGCGTTGTTTGATAAATTAAATCTGTATTGTTTGCAAGGCTTTTTTTATTTACTGCGTTTGTATTGCTTTTACTTCCTCTTTTACTTTTCCAGCTTTTGTTGCTTTTACGCTTCCTTCCTCTTATTCCTCTATCCGGTCGTCTCCTCGCCGACCTCTCCTGGCTTTTAGGTCTGTAGTTGTTTAGTTCTATATGGATGCTGTATAGAATCTTCTTAGTACACTATAAAATTTCAATGCTATCGCGACCACTCCACCGATAGCGATTGATTCCGGGACCCTCCAGGGGACTGTACGTTTGGATCGGGCTCGCCGACTACTGCTACTACTCTCTAGGAAAGAGCTATTTAAATTCTTAGTACTTGGGGGAGCTAATAGCACCCCCCCCCACTAGCTAATAGCACCCCCCCCCAATGCAAGTTATTGAATAATTGATAACTTGCAAGATATTTTACCCTGTGAATTTCATTTTAACCAATGTTTATGCTGGTCTCGTAAGTGTTTTACGGTTTGATTTCTACCATTTTCCACAGCTTTCCACAGAAAATCAACAGTTTTGCACAAGTTTTCCACAACATCGCACTTTTTGGGTGAACTCGATGAGTCACTTACCGGAAGGCGAAGTTTACATTTAACTGGATTTTCCAAATACTGGCCGCGATTGGAGGAGTAGCGATGCGCGAACGTGAGTGGCTTGAGTGAGGACACTATGACCCCTCGAAGATCGTCTGGAGAGAGGCTTGACGCTCAGGGAACAATCGCGGAGGAACACCTGTTTGAAGCGATACGGGCCTTAATCGAACAACAGCGCCAACCGCCAACACCAGCCTGGCGACAGATTATTCTTGGCTGGATCATCGCTCCCGCTCTCGGCATTGCGGCGTTTGTTTTTACGCAACAACTTGCATTTCGACAAGTGCAAGACCGGATCGAGGAGCACGAACGAAGGATCTCCACAATGGAAAATCACATTAAGGACTCCGATGTTCGATCCGACAAAACACGCGAACGCATCGAAGACAAACTCGACAATCTGACGCAAATCGTGGTCACAAAGGAGCATGTGCGATGAAAACCGTTATCGCGATATTTGTTGTGGCGCTAGTGTTCGCCCCAATTGCCAACCTACAGCCACAGTCCCACAGCACCTCATGGCCGGCCTCTTATGCCCACTGGAGGGCGTCTGACAGCCGGGAGGATGCCATGTGGCTCGCATATGCGGATGCCCCACCACCGCGCCCTAACGACTCGTGGAACTGTATTCCGTGGAATCCGTGGTTATGTAAAGGCGATAGACCGCCGCTACGTTAAATAATTTAGTAGCAATATGCTACTATTTATGGTAGAAGCTTCGTAGCGTCCGACCGGGCGCAATCACACCCAAGGAGAATCACATGGAAGCCGTACAGCAGATTTTGAATATTGAAAAAGCCATCACAGCCACCGGTTTAACACCAGGAAGCGACGAGCACACGGCGGCGGTCCAGTCAGCCTTGACGGAAACCGGAAATGTCGTCGCCGCTGAAATCACAGCCAACGGACCCGATCCGGATGGCAATGCCGCCCGCGCCCAGGCTGCGGCCCAGGCCGCCTCTCTCGCCGCTCCCGCGATCATGTGGTTTGCCAACTGGCTACGCTCGAAGTTTTCCAAGAAAACAGCCGCATCGTAGCTTTAAAAACGACGGCCCCCACAGTGCGAGATGGGGGCCGTTTGACGTTACCTGCTTTGGAGTGAACTTATTATGCCACAAACTAATATCCGCATCACCCGGTCCCAGCCCTTTTTTTGGATATCGAAACAGCTAGTGCAAGAGATCAAGCCGAGCTGGAGGGCGCTGGTTGCCTACAACGCCCTGGCTTACTTTTCAATCTCCGAATCCTGCCACGATATTTCGATTTCGAATATGGCCCAGAAGTTCAATGTGTCGTTTGACACGATGCGCCGCGGCCTGCGCGAATTACACCAGAAGAAGGCCATTGTGATAAAGGAACATCGCAAAAAGGGAAGCCGTGAGCAACTTCCAAACGAATATATCCTCGTCGATCTCGCGAGCAAGCCGCAGAAAATTTGATCACGCTTTGCGCTTGAGTTGCGACCTCGCCTCGCGAAGGGTGGCGTGCACCAGCCAGGAGTTCATCGACAGACCGGCGAGCGATGCGGCTTGACGCACCAGGTCGTAATGTTCTTCGTTGAGAAACCGAAACTGAGTGCACACCCGTACTGGTTTCTCTATTTTTACAACTCGTTTTTTTGCTGGTTTTACGTTTGCCATAGTGTTACTATACCACTATGGCAAAAAAAGTAAGTGCGGCCAATGCGGTGGTATCCGCGTGTGTATCAGCGGCGGCGCTGTTCGGCGTCCCGGCCTACCGGATGCAGAGCAGGGTTGTCACCGTGGTGGGAGCGGGCGGCAGAAACCGCCCGATGTTTATTGGCGAGTGGATCGACGACATGGGAGTGAAGCACTATCGCGGCATGGCCGACCTGCTACTGACGCCCTGTATTGACCCATTCACGTTGTGCGGGGTGAAGGGACAGTTTTTTATACCCATGAACCAGCGCGCGGATCTGCCGATGAACCGCATTGCCGTTCCGTTGTGGGTGGAGTGCAAATCAGGCAGCGGAGAACTTGAGCCCGAGCAGAAACTATTTCGTGATCGCGTGGTGAGCGCTGGAAATTTCTACGTTGAGGCGCACGATTCAGCGGATGCCGTAATCGCGTGGTTCCAGCAGATGGGAGTACGACGATGATTCCGAGTGCAGCCAACTGCGTGACAGATCCCGATCCGATTGCACGACTGATTCCCCGAGGCATCGAGAATTTTGCGCCACGCTGCATTGTGTGCACCGCGCCAGTGCCAGCGAAGCGCGCCACCAGCCGCAGCAAGGACACCTGCGGCCCGGCTTGCCACAAGGTGCTGCGCATGTATCGCCAGCACGTTTTGCGGTCCACGAAGTGCCCGGCCTGTTATCACCCCTCGACGCCGGAAGAGCGCAAGGAATTTCAAGCCTGGCGGAAAATGCGCGGCGACCGGCGGCACAGCGTTGGACGTCCCAAACAAACCCAGGAAGATCAGTTACGCAAGATGCTCAAGCGGCTGATCGACTTTGTGGTGAGCCTGCCAATTGAGTCGCCGTCGATTGAAAACCAGCTCGAAGATATTTTGCTGGAAGTCAACAAGTTAATTGACAACCGGGCGGTAGTTGTATCTACACTGGAAGGCGAGCGGGCCAAGCCCGACGAAGGAGCTAACACCCATGCAGAGTAATCGGCTATTTGGACCGCAGAATGTTCCGGGCGCGCCCGGATCGGTGCCACTGAACACTTCTGGTGCGATGGCCCCAGGCCCCCTGCCTTCGCTGATGACCATTGCGGGATCGACTGAAACCGTCATCGTAAACCCGCAGCTTCCGACGACAGCGCTGATTCTTCCGGTGCCCCCGAATTCTCCGCTGGAGCAGGAGCGCTTTGAAATCTACGCCAGTGGCTACGTGGTCTGCGCGGCCTCAAGTACGGTCACCATCAAGCTCTACAGCGGCACGTCAACGACTGTGGGCAGCGACACCCTGCTGGGATCGAGCGGCGCCCTGGGCGCGGTGCTGGCAAAGTACAACTGGGCGATGAGCGCGCAAGTGGTATTCGATTCGGTTTCCGGAAAGCTGCAGGGAACCATTTCGTTTGTGGCCAATAATGTGATTGTGGCCACCGTCGCCCTGTCCAACGTGGTGACCGGCGTAAACAACAGCAACGCGCTGGGAACGGCGATTTTGAATTTTGTGCTGAGCGTGACGTTTGGCACCGCCAACGCGGGCAATCAGTTCAACGTGAAAGAGTTCGCGATCAACTTCTAAGGCATTCAACCGCGCACCGCGCAGTAGAGTGCTGAGCCGCAATCTCTGGCGTGTTAGTCCGGAGATTGCGGCCAGCGAAGCCGAAGAGAGGAAACCGATGGCAAAAGAATCCGAAGTTGAGCGCAAGCCGAAAGAGCACGCCGAGGAAAAGGGATCGCACCGCGAGAAAGCCAGGGGCGAAGGCGAGCACAAGGCCAAGAAGAAGCACCTGCACCAGATTGTGACCACCCAGGCGCACGATGGAACCTGGTCGCACGATCACATTTACAAGGACCACAAGGAAGCGCAGCACTCGCATCCGCCGGTCTTCGCGGGCACGTCTTCGAACATGGAAGACCTGCACCAGCACATGGACGATCATTTTGGTACACAGGCCAACGAAGGCGAAGAGCAGGCCGAAGGCGGAGCGGGTGGAGCGGGCGAAGAGCAGGCCGAAGGCGAGCAGGGCGGCGGCGCGCAGCCGGCATAGACGTTGTACCTCCGAGGGAACCTGGCCACATGTGCTAGCATGTGGCCGTTTTTACAGCCATGATTCTCGACACCGACCGCTTGAGCAGCGATGGAGAATACAGAGCCGAGATTCGCCACCGCTGCCTGACCGATCATTTTTTTCTGGCCGAAATGATCGGCTTCGATAAATTCAATCGCCGCATCCACGAACCCGCGGTGAAGCTGTACTTTCCGAAAAACCACAACCTTTCGATTGAAGAGCAGCACCCCAAGAAATACCGGATGCACCTGGACCCGCGCGGGACTTTCAAGACGACGCTGGGCCGGGTTGACTCGCTGCAATGGGTGCTGGCGTTCCCGGAAAAAGTGACGATTCTGAATGAAAGCGCGACCCAGCCGCTGGCGGCGGCGATCTCAAAAGGCATCGCGCTGTTTTTGTGGCGCGCCAAGGGGCGAGCGCCCACGCCGCTGCAACTGGTTTTCCCTGAATTGACCTTCGACGGCAAGGAGCCCGAGGGAACCTGGAACACGCCGACCCGCAAGCTAGGCGACCTCGATTCAACCCTCGCGTTTACTTCGCCGAAGTCTTCACAGTCGGGCTGGCACCCCTATGTGATAAACCCCGACGACATGGTGGACACAGTGAACAGCGGTATTGACGCCGCAGACGAAGTGCGGCAGTCAGTGATTAACACCTACAACACCAACAAGAACACGCTGCGGCATGGCGGCTACATCAACATTCGCGGCACACGCTATCACCCGTTTGACCTATACGGCGAAGTGCTGGAAAAGATGGACCCCGAGGAGTGGGAGGTTTTGATTCGCTGCTCGCTCACGGTAAAGAACGGACGGCGCCTGCTGCCGGGGGAATTTCCCGAGGAAGATGAAGTCGATTTACATTTTCCGGAACTGCCGGGCATGAACTATCGCAGCCTACGGCAAAGGTTTTTCGAGGACTATGAGAGCTTCATGTGCTTCCGTGCTGGCTGTAAGGTGTTGATGGCAGACTGGACGGAGAAGCCAATCGAACAGATCAAAGTGGACGACGAGGTAATAGGGTTTGAAAGAACAGGCCGCCACGAGATCAAATTTCGCAAGGCAAAAGTTCAGAAATTATTTTTACGACGCGCGGAAGTTGCCGAGGTCAAGACCGAATGCGGGCGCATCACATACCCGACGTTTGATCACAGATTTTTGCGGCCACCAAACGGCGGCGAGTTGCGCTATGTTCGACTAAAACCAGGAAGCAAAATGGTGTCGGTCTATACCCCGCAGCCACCGCCACCGATAAGTGAGCAACGCGATCTAGACTGGCTAGGTGGAATTCTGGACGGCGAAGGCAGCATCAGTCCGGCGGGGATCGCAATCTATCAGAAAAAGTCAACGAACCCAGAGGTCCATGCCGCTATTGTCGAAACCCTGAAAAGGCTGAATATCAACTTCGCAAGCGGACTCACCCACACGACAGACCGTTTTGCGCTGGCGGGCGGAAGGTCGCTTTTAATCCGCCTACTCCAACACGCTCAAACCGCGAAGTTGCAGCGAATTCAGGAAACCCTGTGGCGAACAAAACAAATTGCCGAATGTTCCGGAAGGCGCGGCGGTGGGAGTTATCTCACCGTGGCCAGCATGAAATCGGTGGGTGAGCAGGTTGTTTATGACATCCAGACTAGCACTAGCAATTTTGTGTGTGATGGCTTTGCGGTCCACAACTGCCAGCAGCAGAACGATCCGCAGGGCGGCAATGTCGCGACGTTTGATGAAGACCTGTTCAGGAGCATGCAAATCCCGGTTGAGAATATTCCGGCGCTGGGCGACACGTATATCTGCTGGCGCATGCCCTACGCGGGCAAGAAGTACATGGCCAAGACCGCCGAGGGCTGCGCGGCGCGAATCTGGGAAGGCAAGGTTTATATCGTCGATGCCTGGGCGGGAATCTACACCCCCAGCCGCCTGGCGGAAAAGATTGTGCGCGAATGCCGGCGCCACCAAACCGGCAACGTGATCATGGAAGACCTGCCGGGCGTGCAGTACATCGAAGGCAACATTCGCAACGAAGCGCTGCGCCGCAATACCAGCGTGCGTATTCAATGGCTGGAGTTTGAGGAAGACGACAACCTGCGCAATGAGCGGATGCGCAACCTTGAGCCACAGGCACGCGCCGGACGGCTGCTGATCTCGACTGCTACCGGACGGGCGGCGGAATTGCGGAGACAGGTCTTAAATTTTGGGCTAGTGTTGGAGAATGGCATACTGGACTGCATCAGCCGGCTGGCCTCGAAGGTGCCGATTTCAATGATGCGCACGGATATCGACGAAGAGGAAACGGAACGGCAGATGCGGCGCAAGGCGGACATTGCGAACCACTTCGCTTTTAACCAGGGCGGGATGCAGGAGCTGGAGGACCGCAAGCGGCGGGAAGCGGAAGCGGCCGCAGCGGCATGGCAGAACATTAACACCGGCGGGCTAAGCGATATTTTAGGCGGACTGGATGGGTAGGCTGCAAGCTCATCACGTTTGGCTGATTGTAAACTTGGCGAGATTGTTGTTTTGCGGAAAGGGACGATGGTAATGCGCTGCGAATCGACGCACCCAACCAAGGGACGGCAGTGTGGACTCCCCAAGGGGCACAAGGGCAGACACCGGAACGGCACATCACTGCCAAGCTGGGAAGACCCACAGCAGGCTTTTCTAGGCGGTGGCGGTTTTGTGACTGAGGAAGACTTACCCAGCGAAGACCAGGAAATGTTATATGGAGAGGCCCATGGCTGAGCGCGCGGGGACAATGCCGATCGGCCACCAGCTGCAGACGCCGATCCGCGCCGAGCAGGCGACGACCACCGAAGGCAACGTGGAAGCCCCGCAGTTTATGGACCAGGCGGCGGCGACCATTGTTTGGGAAAACTACCAGAAAGCCAAAGGCTACGTCGAAAACAACGCCTGGCTGCTAGAGTGGCAGGAAACCGACATTCTCTATCAGTCGCCGATTCCCAACCGCTTTCAGCGGGTAGAGCAGGGCAGGCCTCCACGGGTATCGCGTTTTCTGGTGGCGAAATTTACCCGCACGCTGGCCCGGGCAATCAAGCGCGGGCTCTTCGCCGAGCAGTACCCTTTTTTTCTGCGGGCCACCGGCAAGACCACTACGCAGCAGATCGACGCATGGTCGGCGCTGATTGGCAAGCTGCTCAAGCGCATGAATTTCAAATATCACTCAGGACTAGCGATCAACTGCCAGACACTGCAGGGCACCTGCATCGTGAAGGTGGGCTGCGAGGTGCGCGAGCGAGTGAAGAAAAGGCGAGTGCGCAAGAGCCAGCCAATCAAAGCGGAAATGCCCGCCGGAAATTCGCAGGAAGTGCCAACGGTTGAAAGCGACGATTTTGAATTGAAGCCGGAGACGGTGACGGAAAGCTGGCCATTCATCGAGTACCGCCGCCTGGGAACAACTCTCTTCGACGAAAAGTGGTGCACCCCGGACAAACCCGACGAGAGCGCCGGGTATGTGATCGACGTGGACTATGTGAACTTTGGCGACCTGCAGGAAATGCGGCAACTGGCCTGCTATAAAAATATTCCCGACGAAAAAACGCTGAAACAATATTTCTTCCAGCGACAGGAAGGATCGGCGGCGCCGGGCTCATCGGTTGAGCAAAGCATGAGTTCGCAGGGCAGCATGGTGACGCATGCCTCAGAGCGCAATAAGACCACCGACGCGAACCCGCTGAATGCGCCCCTGCTGCTGATTGAGCAGTGGGACACGCGCACCACGAAAACCCTTTTGGTTTACGAGGGGCGCATGCTGCTGATCCGCAACGAAGACCACGATTGGGATTCGAGCCTGCACTTTACGGCGACCTGGTGGCCGATTGACAACTGCGGCTACGGCATGGGCACTGGACGGCTGACCGGAGCCGACCAGCGGATTAACCAGGGCGTGACCAATGAAGCGTTGAAGATGATCGCCTACCCGTTCAACGCGCCGATTTTAGTGGCTCGCGGGGAAAACTCGCCGACACAAAACACGATTGCCCGCATGGGGGGCTACCAACAGGTGGACGTGCCGATTGGCGGCGACGTGCGCAAGGCCATGGCCTTCATGGAAATGCCGCCAGTGCCGAACGACGCCTGGCGGATGCTGGAAGCCAGCCAGCGCGGCGGCGAAGACCTGGTGGGCGCCAGCCCGCAGATGCAGCAGGGCAACGTAGGAAGCCCAGGCTCAAGCGTGGTGCGCACGGCCACCGGAGCAAACCGAGTGGCCGGAATGAGCGACCAGAACGTGGCCGACCCGATTGAATCGTTCAGCGAGGGCGTGATCATCCCGACCATTGAATTTCTGGTGCAGTGGGTGAAAGAGAAAATGCCCATGTGCGAGATCCGGGAGATCCTCTCTGCCGCGCACGCCAAGGTGATTGAAGACACACTGGCGGAAGATTCTTTTATCGAGGCGCAGTTTGAAGTTGACGTGCTGGCGGGCGCGAAGCTGGCGGCGCGGCAGGGTATTGCGCAACTGATTCCATTCTTTCTGCAGATTGTGCAGCAGCCGCAGCTTATGGAGTATTTGCACCAACGGGGATGGACGGTTGACTTTAAGGTGATTGCCGATCTCTTCATGCAGGTTTCAGAACTGGCCCAGCAGGGTGACATCTTCCGGATGCTTACGCCCGAGGAAATGAAGACCGTACAGGCCATGAACCCGAGCCTGCAGAAGGTGAAGGGGCAAGTAGCAGTGGAGCAGGTGCGAGGCCAGAACAAACAGGCCGAAATCAAGACCAAGGGCGATGTGGACCTGGCCAACAAGGGCGCAGAAATTGCGATGGAGCATGTAGCCGGAGCGACGCCACTCGTGCGAGCAGAAGGTTTACTGGAAAGAAGCTCAGACAAAAATACTTTGCAAAATGGATTGCCCGACATGATGCAACAGTGATAAGTTGACACTAAATGACACAGCTGCCACAAGGAACGCTGGAGCAGTATTTGAAGGGTGAGCCCTTGACGCCCGAGCTGGAGGCATTACAGCGCGGCGAGGATGAGGCGTTTAGCGTTCCCGAGACCAGCGGGCAGAAACTGCAGGGTGCGATCACCGACGACGACCGCGAACATTTGCGGCGATTGAAATTTGAGCCCGGGTGGCCGGTATTGCTGAAATTAGTTGACAGCGAGATCGCGAAGCAGGACGATTTTGCCAAGGCAATGAGCATGGAAGACCCTTTAGGCAACCGGGACAAGGTTGCCGAACAGTGGGCCTACGTGGCCATGCTGCGGCGGGCGCGTACTATGATGGTAGCGTTATTGGAAGAGGAAGTGCGGAGGCTGGCCGAGCAATGAGACAGTATTGGGACAATCAGGAAGTGCCGGGACGCGGGACGCGTTTTTGCCTGGTGATGGACCCCGAGGATGGGACGCACCCGATCCGCACCTACGGCAAGGACAAGGACGAGATTCTGGAGAAAGTTGCCCGCACCGCGGCGACTGCGCAGCAGGTGATTACGCGCCAGCGCGCCAATCCGCCGGCGAATGGCAATGGATCGGCGCCACAACCGCCAGCGCAGCCAGCGCGCCCCAAAGTAACCGCCGACGAGCAGATGCAGGCGACCGCCGACCTGAGTAACCCCGCGAAGGCGCCAGGAGCAATCAAGACCCTGCTGCGCGCCGGGGGCGTGGACGTGGACCGGGAAAGAGTCAAACAGGAAGCCGAGCGGGTGGCCGCGATTGCCCAGGAATGGGAGCGGCAGCACCCCGAATTTTCAGCTTCCGACGAACGCAATAAGCGGCTGCTGTTGAATACCGCGTCGGCGAAGGTGGGATTTACCAACATCGATGCCGCCGCGCTGGACACCGCTTACGAGGAATTGCGGCGCTTCAACATGTTTTTTGAGGAAGCGCCGATTTTTGAAACCCCCAACCCTTCCGACGCGTCGAACGGAAATTCGGCAACCGTGGACAGGCCGCGAACTGCGACCAGCTACCGGGCGACTTCTTTGCGCTCGGGAACGCCGGCCGTACATCCAAAGCCCAAATACACGAGTGCCGAGGTTGACCGCATGAATTCCAAGCAGCTCAGGGAGAAAATTGAGACTGACCCGGAATTCACCGCATGGTATAACCGCCAGTACTCCCGAGCCGCTACAGCCTAGCGGAAGGAGATTCGCCATGAACTGGAACCGAATCGAACGCGCATCCAACTGCCTGGCGCGCGGTTTTGTCTTCGCCATTGAAATTTTGCTGGCCCTGGCCAGCGCCGTTTGCGTGGGACTGCAGGTGATGCTCGCGATGGCGGGCATGCAGGCGCAAGGCTTCGCCCTCAATGACGGGCCCTCGCCCACGTCGATGATTAGCGGCAATACGCCGCAAGCCGCGCTGACCACCCACTACAACCGGAATTTCATCGAGAACCTGAAAGCGCGCACGGTGCAATTGCGCTTGTGCACGCGCTTTCCCATGCCGGCGCACGTGGGGCAGGTGTTTCGCAATTTCCTGATCCAGCCGCTGACTCCGAACGTGACACAGACGTCAGAAGGCACGGTGGGCGCGCCCCTTGCGGTGTCGATCAACTACCAGGACTACCAGCTTGGGCAGTGGGCCGACTACCTGAATATCAGCGACAAGGCGTTCATCACGTCGATCTCGGATGACCTGATGAACTACGAACGCGAAATGGCGTATCGCCTGGCGCTGACCATTGACGACCTGGTGATGGTCTATTTTGATTACCTGCGCACGCTGGACTCGAAGACCGCCAACCAGGACGTCACCACCGGCAACTACCAGTTGACCAAGCAGCAGATCGAACAGGTGCCGTTCTCGCTGGAAGGCCAGAACGTGCTTCCCATGGACCTGGGCTACTACTGTGGGAAAATCCACCCGTTCTTCATCGGCGACCTGCTGGCGCTGGACAACTCGAACAACAGCATCGTGGACATTCTGAAGCACACGCCGGAAGGCTTGTTGAAGCTGGAGGAATTGCCCGATGGCCCCGATGGCGACGAAGTGCGCTACATCGAGCTTTGCGGCGCCCGCTGGATGCGCTCGACCAACTGCACCCAGACGGCCAACTACCAGAGCTCGGGATTGACCGCGATCCGCACCTACATCGCCGGAAAGGACGCGATGGTGGCGATCAAGATGGACCGCCCCGACCGCACCCAGATCGACGATGGCAACTACAAGAACATGACGCTGTGGCGCGGCGAGTACAAGCCGGGCAACGTGGCCGACCCCGCGGGAGTGATCGGCGCGGGCACCAGCTACAATGCGATTCTGGCTTTCGGCGTGCCGCCCGACGTGACCAGCCGCGCGCGCTGCTTTGACGCAGTGCCGCAGACGACCTAGAAGTTAAGGCCTGGGGGAGAAAGCGGCGATTGTGCCGCTCCCCCGGGATTTTAGAAAGGCAAAGACCATGGCAAAGCCGGAACCAGCCGAGAAGCCGATTGAGGACATGACCCCCGCAGAGTTGCAGGAGAAGATTCTGCGCGTCGAACTGCAAACCAAACTTCTGTCGCTCGCGGAAGCGGATCGCCAGAACAAAGGCTTTCTCGAAAACGAAAAGCGGCGGCACCAGGCCAACGAGCAGCGCATGGTGGAGCTGGAAGCGGGACGGAAGAACCGCGAGGCCATTGTGCAGCAGTGCCGGCACAAAAGCGGCGGCACCCCCAAGAACATTTTGAAAGGCGGCGGCATCGGATCGTTTTCAATTATCAGCCGGGCGATCTTGCCGGATGGCAAGAGCATTTTATTGCAGTGCCCGCGCTGCCGGATGCTGAAATACCCGCCTGACCAGAAGCTGAAAAAGACAGACCCCAAGCTCTACGCCCGGCAGTTGGAGGAATACAACGCCCTGCTTGAGCAAAGCATGGAAATGGAAAACGCAGAACTAAGAGGGCCGACGTTTTTGTTTGAAAGAGACGGCGTGCCCATCATTCCCGATCGCGTCTAAATTCACCGGCGCCTGCTGTGGCGCGGAAACGAGAGGCAATCCAATGGCACCATTCGCGCAAATCACCCAGGCACCCCCGAACCCGACCGGGCAGAACACCAACCAGCAGGCGCTGATTTTTGACCGCAAGAGCAACATCGTGGAATCGGTGGGCGATGCGGCGCTGGCAGCGGCCCTGCAGACCGCGCTTTTCATCCAGACCGCGCAAACCGCACTGAGCGCGATCACCACGGCGCAAAACCTGTTCAACAAGACCCTGGCACTGGGCGTGTTGAATAAATTGAACCGCACCATCGCGGTCAGCGGCTCGCTGATTTACACCACGCCGGGCACGACTACGCCGACGATGACGATTGCCCTGGTTTTGGGCGGCGTCACGCTGTGCACCATCACTACGGCGGCATTGAGCGCGACGGCTTCGACTAACATGCCGGTGCAGTTCAGTTTTATTTTTACCGTGGCAAGCACTGGATCCTCAGGCACCATCGAGGCGCACGGTTTCATCAATGCGAACATTTCGGCAAACACGCCAGCCGCGGCCTCGAACACCTACAACGATACCAATGTGGCGGTATCGAGCGCGGTGAACCTGACGAGCGCGCTGGCGCTGCAGATCCAGATCTCGGCCAGCTTGGCCATCACCAGCGCGCAACTGCGCCAACTGGCGATTGAAGTCACCAATTAATCGCGATTGTCCGGCATCCCCCACCGGAGCGGCGATCTTTCGCAAGGGAGATCGCCGCATTTTGAAGAAAGGACCAAGTGAGAAAACGGCAGGAACGCAAACAGCAGGAAACCTACGGGGAATACCGGCGAGGGGAATTGTTGTGCAGTATTGACCAGAATTTATTTGCGCTGCTTCATAAGCTATTTCCGGTCCCAACCGACCTATCCATTTCACTCGAAGGAGACGTGATGACCCAAAAAAACTACGATCTAGGCGCAACCGCCACCGGCAGCGCGGTTGAAGTTGACAACCTTGTAACCCCGCCCGCGCCTTTCGCTTATGCGAAGGGAAGCGTGGTTTTCGCGCAAAGCGGCGGCGCGGGAACCTTTACCGACAACGGCGACGGCACGTTTAAATACGTGAATACCAACGTGGCCGAAGTGGTGACGGTGACGGCAACCGACTCGGTTTCAAACCCCGGAACCACACTGACTAACACGGCAGTGCTGACCTTCCAGGCACCGGCCGAGCTGCCCAACCAGCTGGACATCGTTCTCGCCTAACGGAGAACGAGCGGAGACGGAATGAAAAAGGTTCTGCTTTACTGGATGATCGTAACCGCGACCCTGATGGCGGGGCAGAACCACATTCCCACGCTGAATTTCTATACCCTGGCGGCGGGGGCGAACCACGTTCCCGCGCCAGCTTCACTTAATCCCGGCACCATCCTCTGGATCACCGACGCGCAGACCAGCAGCGACTGCAGCAGCGCAGGCGGCGGAACGTTGCTAGCCATGTGCTATGTGACCAACCTGCACACGCTGGCCTCTTTTGGCAGTAGCGGCAGCATGACGTGGCCGACTACCCCCGGTATCACCGTTTGCACCGGAACGCCTTGCACGGCCTGGGGAACAACGCTCACCGCGACCGGCAACGGCGCAAAGGCTGTGACCTCTACGGGAACGCAAAGCCAAGGGGCTATTGTTACGATCGACGCCAACGGAAATCACACGGCCAACGCACAATTTGACGACGACATTACGCTGGCGAGTTGGCTGACCTATTCCGACAGCGGAGGCATACAGGCCAACGGGTTCAAATTCATTGGCGCGACACCCGCGGTGGGACACTACCTGCGCTCAAACGGCACGAAGTTTGTTGACAATACGATCCAGACCGCCGACGTGTTCGCCAATTTTACGGGCTGCAGCGGCACGATGTATCCCGGATACGATGGGACGTGTCATACGGCGAGCGGTTCGATGACTTATCCCTCCGGCACCGGCTTTGCGATTGTCTCAGGCGGCACGGCTTGGGGCACGACTCTCGGTGTTACCGGCACGGATGCCAACTCGCCCACCACGTCGGACACCTCTAGCAACACTCCCGGCAACCTCGTGACCGTTGACGCGAACCACGGGCACAGCGACTCGACGATTCCCAAGACTGCAGTTACGCCGCTGTTCTCGACCGTGCAAGGCCCAACGAACACGTCAACCAGCATCGTGACGCTGAGCAGCACGACAATGACGACGCCGGGGAGTGATGGAACATATCGTCTAACGTGGGAGTTTGTTCAATCGGGTGCGGGAGTTGGTTGCACCACGGCTGGTACCTTTCAGGTTCAGCTTACGTATATGAGCCCAGACGCTAGTGGAGTAGGCATTAACGGAGGCAGTGGACTGCCTTCTTTTACGTCACGCGGCGGTGTTTCCGTCGTAAGCACAATGGCGTTCCAGCTTAACAGCCTGTCGGACGTTGCCATATGGGAACCAGTCCCGCGAGAGTTTCGCGCAAAGCAAGGCACGGCAATAGTGATAAAACTTTTGCAGACCGTGGCCACGGCGGGGTGCAGCACGCTGCCGCAATACACTTTTCGTCCGGCGCTGTATGGGCCGTTAGGCTATTAGGAGCTCCGATGCCAACTTGGACTCTGTCTT